GCAATCTCAAAAGTAAATCAAAGATCGGGTTATGATGAAGTTACTATTATTCATGCAGTATATCCAAGAAACGATTTCAATCCTGAAAAACAAGACAAACAAAATATGCCTTTCGAAAGTGTGTACTTTGAGGAAGGTACATTAGATGAATTATCAGTATCTGGGTTTAGAGAGTTTCCATTTGTTGTACCAAGATATTTAAAAGCATCACATGAAATCTATGGTCGTTCTCCTGCAATGACTGCTTTACCTGATGTTAAAATGTTAAACGAGATGGCAAAGACTACAATCAAAGCTGCACAAAAACAAGTTGATCCACCTTTGCTTGTCCCTGATGATGGTTTTATTTTGCCGGTAAGAACTGTTCCGGGTGGTTTAAATTTTTACAGATCAGGAACAAGAGATAGAATAGAACCATTAAACATAGGAGCAAACAATCCTCTTGGTTTGAATATGGAAAATCAAAGAAGAGATGCCATAAGAAATACTTTTTATGTAAATCAACTTATGCTTCAACAAGGTCCACAAATGACAGCCACAGAGGTTGTGCAAAGAAATGAAGAAAAGATGAGATTACTTGGACCAGTATTAGGAAGATTACAATCTGAATTATTAAAACCTTTGATTGACAGATCATTTGCTATATTGTTTAGAAAAAATATGTTTGCTCAAGCACCTGAAAGTTTATCTGGTAAAGACATAGAAATTGAATATGTATCACCATTAGCTAAAGCTCAAAAATCTACAGAGTTACAATCTATTATGAGAGGTATAGAAATAATGGGATCACTTGCAAATGTTGCACCTGTATTTGATTACATAGATTTTGATAAATTAGTAAGACATTTAGTTGACATCGTGGGTGTTCCTAAAAAAGTTTTAAAAACTTCAGATCAAGTAAATGCAGAAAGACAAGCTAAACAAGAACAACAAGAACAAATGCAACAAATGCAAGAACTACAACAATTAGCAAGAGCTGGTAAAGATGTTGCTCCATTAGCAAGAGCATTACCAGAAGATGCTCAAGCAGTTGCAGAAGGAGTAAGTGAACAATTAGCAGAATAATATGATTGCTGAAAAACAACTAGAAAAAAATATTCAAGAGCTAAAAGAAAAATATAAATTTGCATTTAACACAGATGAAGGCAAAGCTATATTAGATGATCTTGAAAAAAGATGTCATTATCATTCTACCACCAATATCAAAGGTGATAGTCATGAAAGTGCATATTTAGAGGGACAACGAAGCGTTCTTCTATTTATTAAATCAATGCTTCGAAAGGAGAACATAAATGTCAAGTGAACAGATACCGGAGAATAATACTCCGCCTGTAGAGACACCAAAAACAGAAACGCCTACAGAGACAACACAGACCCCTGCTCCAAAAACAGAGGGTTTAGTTTCATCAACAACAGACAGCACAGTTCAAACAGCAAAGTCATGGAAAGAAACTATTTCACCAGAGTATAGAGACGATCCAAATATTGCAAAGTTCACCGAGATAGATGCGTTAGCTAAAAGTTATATTAACGCAACTAGAATGATTGGAACTGATAAGGTTGCTATTCCAAATAAAAATTTTACTGAAGATCAGTGGAATGAGTTTTATGATAAAGTTGGAAGACCAGAGACACCAGATAAATATAATTTATCTTTTAAATCTGAGGTAGCACCTGTCGATGAAGGTCAAATAAAAACATTTGCAGAAAATGCACATAAACTTGGTTTAACAACTGAACAAGCTCAAGGTGTATTAGATTATTATAATAACACTGTAGAGGCTTCTGCTAAACAACAACAAGTAGATTTAGAAACATCTCAAGCACAATCTCAACAATTACTTCGTGAAGAATGGGGTAAGAACTATGAGGGTAATCTAAAAAGAGCAGCAGGTGTAGCTAAAGCAAATCTTTCGGCAGAAGTTTTAGATTTACAAATGCGAGATGGTTCAAGATTAGGTGATAATGTTGATGTCATAAAAGGCTTTGCAAAGATTGCAAACTTGTTATCTGAAGATAAAATAGTTGCAACTGAAAGCGAAACTCAAATGCCTAACAAAGATATTGAGACAGAAATATCTCAAATTATTAATAATAGGCAAGGACCATACTGGAATAAAACACATCCAGATCATGATAAAACAGTACAACAAGTATTAACTTTAAGGGAAATGATAGATGGATCATCTAAATGATGTTGAATTAAGGTTAGAATGTGTACGATTGGTAAAGGAGTTTGGTACAGAAAATCAGAAATCAAACCCCTTGCCAATCGCTGACGAATATTATAAATGGATAACTAGAGGTAAGAAAACTCGCAAGAGCCTTACTGACAGCAAGGAAAAGACTGCGGTCTAAAAGACTTTAAATCCAAGAGATGCCTGTCTTCTGACAGAGAACCTTTCTGATATAACTAAACTTAACAATGGGAGACTAATATGTCATCACAAGTAACTACAGCATTTGTACAGCAGTATTCTGCTAACATTCAAATGTTGTCGCAACAAATGGGTTCGTTGTTAAGGGACAAAGTACGAGTTGAAAGCGTCAATGGAAAAAATGCGTTCTTCGATCAAGTCGGAAGTGTAACGGCTGTGAAAAGAACAAGCAGACATTCAGACACTCCACAAATAGACACTCCTCATGCTAGAAGAAGGGTATCTTTAGTGGACTATGAGTTTGCTGATCTTATTGATGAACAAGACAAAGTGCGTCTTTTAATCGACCCGACATCGTCTTATGCTCAAGCTGCTGCTTTCGCAATGGGTAGAGCTATGGATGATGAAATCATCAGTGCTGCACTAGGTACAGCATTTACTGGTGAAACAGGATCAACTAGCACAGCCAATGCAAATCAAATTGTACATGGTTCTGCTGGTTTAACTATTGCTAAATTAAGAACTGCAAAGCAGACACTTGATTTGAATAGTGTTGATCCATCAATCCCAAGATTTATCATTGTTGGTCCTAAACAGATCACTGATTTACTTGGAACAACTGAGGTAACAAGTTCAGATTTCAACACTGTCAAAGCATTGGCAAATGGTGAAATCAATTCGTTCCTTGGTTTCAACTTCATTGTATCAAACAGATTATCTTTAGATGGTACTACGAGATCGTGCATAGCTTATGCTCAAGACGGAATTGCTCTTGGCGTAGGTAAAGATGTCATGGCTAGAATAGACGAAAGATCGGACAAAGGGTATGCTACTCAAGTGTACTACTGTGCATCTTTTGGAGCTACTAGAATGGAAGAAGATAAAGTTGTAGAAGTACAATGTACAGAAAGTTAATAGAGGAGGATAAAAGTTATGGGTACTAAAAATACAGACTTAGTTGCAAACTTTGAGGCTTCTCCTCAAGTTGCAAACAATTCGGCTGAATTACATGGTGTTTTAAGAACAGCTCATGGAACAGTCGAACTTGCAGCAGGTGATAGTGATAATGACGATATTGTAATGTTAGCACCGATCCCTTCAAATGCTGCTGTGCCAAGTTTATTCGTTGGTTCAGACACATTCGGTGGATCGTGTACTTTCAATGTCGGTATCTACAAAACTGATGGTACAGTAAAAGACGAAGATGTTTTTGCTACAGATGTTGCTGATGCAGCAGCTATGGCAGATGTTCGTTTTGAAGCTGCTAACATCGACACTGCTGGAAAGAAAATGTTTGAGTTAGCTGGTGATTCTACAGACCCGGGAGGGTATTACTACATTGCAGCAACAATGAGTGCTGCTGGTGGTACTGCCGGTACTATGTCGTGGAATATCACTTATGTAGTTAACTAAAAATGTTATAGAGATAGGGGAGAAATCCCCTATCTTTTATTTTAATTTTAGAATATAAATTAGTATGGCATCAGTAGTAGATATTTGTAACGGAGCATTAAATCAATTAGGAGCAACAACTATACTTTCACTTACAGAAGATAGTAAAAATGCTAGACTACTCAATGCCAGATATACTCAAGTTAGAGATAGTTTATTTAGAAATCATCCATGGAATTGTTTGCAAAAAAGACTTGCATTGGCAGCAGACACAGACACACCTGCATGGGGATTTTCATCACAATTTACACTACCAACAGATTGTTTAAGATTATTAAGAATATTAGATTACGATAGCGATCACAAAGTAGAGGGTCGTAAAATATTAACAGATGCTTCAAGCATGAAAATTTTATACATATCCAGAGTAGAAGACCCAAATGAATATGATGAATTATTAAGAGAAACTTTATCAGCAGCTTTAGCAGCAGACATAGCTTATGCTATTACATCATCAAATCCTGTAGCTGTAAATATGTATAATCTCTACAAAGAGAAACTAAAAGAAGCTAGATTTGTTGATGCAACAGAGGGTCAGAATATAGAACAAGAAGAGGGTATGGCAGATGCTATTGATGCTGGTACATTTATTAACTCAAGGTTTTAATATATGGCAAGAGTATCGGTACAACTTACAAATTTCACTGCGGGTGAATTATCAC